TCCGGGCTACCTGCCTCACCTGAGCCTCAAGTACGACCCGACAGAGGATGAGCTGGCGGCGATTCGCGCCAATCCACTACCCCTGACCTCAATCGTTCTCGGCGGTGAAGAATGGAAGCCAGTAAAAAGCTGACGTCGACCCAGAAGCTTGCTGCGGCCAACACGGCGCTGCTTGAGAGTCGGAAGAGGAAGCCCAAGGCCCCAAAGCCGGTGATGCCCAGCAAGGAGGCTGAGCGCTACTACCTCGGCCAGTTGCGCGCACTGGTCAGGGCAATGGCTTCCGAGCTGATCGCCTCGCTTGAGCCAGCATTGAAGCGCCTGAAGCCTGCCTACATCGCAGACAGCCGCGTGACGCTCGATGGCAGCTGGACCGACGAGATCCTCAAGTCGATACGCAGCGTCTCCCAGCGCTTCACCTCTCCACTGTTCGAGGCGCAGATCCAGCGGGTGGCGGCTACGACTATCAGCCGTGCTGAGGCCGACAACGCCGAAGATTTCCGCGACTCGATCAACAAGGCCGTGGGCATCGACTTCCAGCTGATCACCAAGCCCAAGGGCATGACGGATTATCTGGAAGCCTCCACTGCCGAGAACGTCAACCTGATCAAGTCCATCCCGGCCGACTACTTCAAAAAGGTCGAGACGATTGTTCTGGGCGGCATGAAGGACGGCCTCGCGCCTACCACCATCGCCAAGCAGATTCAGGAAGAGACGGGCGCCAGTGCTCGCCGGGCAAAGCTGATTGCGCGGGACCAGGTGTCGCAACTCAATTCAGACCTGACCCGGCAGCGCCAGACCGCAGCCGGGATCGTGCACTACAAGGTCCAGGATGCTGACGACGTACGGGTATCCGGCAACCCGTCCGGCAAGTACCCCAACGCAAAGATCAGCTGCTGGGGGATTGCGCGGCAAGACATCGGCTACGGGCCTGGGGTTTACAAGGTGGCGGAAGGGGCAACCTGGAAGGGTGTGACCAATCTGCACCCGGGCAAGCACCACCCGCTTTGCCGTTGCGTCGGTATCGCCATGATCCCCGGCGTGAACTATTTCCCCGACCAGAACGGGTAACCCATGAAAAGAATGACCATCGACGAGGCCTTCAAGCCTTCGTCGCGCACTGTCACGCCTGAAGGCTACCTCTGCGTGAAGGGAGTGGCGGCCCGTACCGGTGTTTATCAGTACGTGTCGACCGAACTGGATCTCGACGGTCCAGAGCGCATCGTCAACGTCTACCGGCCGCCGGCCCAGGTGTTCGCGCCCGAGTCGATGGCAACCTTCCCTGACAAGGATGTGACCAACGATCACCCGGATGACCTTGTCGACTCGACCACGTTCAAGGAAGTGTCGGTCGGGCATGTCCGCGGCGTCGAGCAGGACGGCGACAACCTGGTGGTCGACCTGATCATCAAAGACCAATCAGCCATCGACGACATCCAGTCCGGCAAGGCTGAGCTCTCCCCTGGCTACCTCGCCGAGTACGTCGAAGCCCCGGGCATCGACCCGGTGTCCGGCACCGCCTACGAGTTCGAGCAGCGCGACATCCAGATCAACCACGTCGCCGTTGTAGAAGCAGCGCGAGGCGGCAAGATCGCCCGCATTTTTGACCACAAACCGAAAGGTGTACCAATGGCACAACGGAAAGTCTTTTTAGACTCCAAGAAAAGCCGCTCCATCATCCTTGACGAAGAGGCTGCTTCGGTAGTCGAAGACGCCGTTGCAGCCCTTCAGAAGTTCGCTGATGAAGAGTCGGCTCGCGCAGACAAGGCTGAAGCCACCAAGGACGAAGCGGAAGAGAAGCTGGAAGAGGCCAAGAAGGAAACTTCGGACGCTGCTATCGGCGCTCGCGTGAAATCCACCCTCGACACCATCGCCCTGGCGGCCCGTGTCGTGAAGTCGTTCGACGCGAAGGGCCTGGTGTCCCCGCTCGAAATCAAGCGCGCCGCAATGGCGCAGCTCAAGCCGACCCGCGACTGGGCGACCAAGTCAGAGGCCTACGTGCTGGCCGCCTTCGACGCCGCTGCTGATGAGGCAGAGGAAACCAAGGACGAAGAAGAGGACGACGACAAGTCGAAAGTCAACGACAGCCTGAAGCGCTTTGCGGACGACGCAGCCAAGCGCGGCCTGAAGCCGACAACTGACGGCACCGATGCGTATAACACATTCCTGCGAGGTGGCAAGTAATGGGCACTGCGATTGATACCTTCGGCCAGTACGCCGGCAAGGCCTACGAAGGCCAGATCAATGACCTGTCTATGGCGGACGTCACTACCGCCGTCGGCTCGGTCGCCATTCCGTTCGGTCGCGTCGTTGTCTCTGACACCGCAGACCGCTCGGGCAAGCTGCCTGCCGCCGGTGCCGGCTTCTTCCTCGGCATCTCGGTGCGCAAGCCTGTTGGCGTGAGCGGCAGCTACCTGACCGGTCAAGTGTCCGACAGCGGTAACGCCGTCGGCGGCTACCGCGCAGGCGAAGAAGTCAGCCTGCTTTCGCATGGCCGCATCTGGGTCAAGACCCTGGCCGGTGCCGTCAAGGGCGCCAAGGTCTACGCCCTGCCAACCACCGGCGAGATCACCAACGCCGCCACCGCTGGCAACCATGAATTGGTCGGCTGCACCTTCCTGACTGCCGCCGCCGCTGGCGAGCTGGTACTGGTTCAGGTCAAGGCTGTCGCAACCACCACTCTCGCCGCATAAGGACTGACCAATGCGAACTTTCGACGCTTCCCCCCAGGCGCAACTGGGCTTCCTGATTGGTCAACTGACCTACGTTGAACAGGAAGTTCTGCGCCAGCCGTACCCGGATATCAAATACCCGACAATCCTGAACGTGGACACCTCGGCCCCGGATTACACCGAGTCCATCGCGTTCAAGGTACTCGACTACAAGGGCGAGCCGGCCCCCATCGGCGACGTGTCCCATGACTTCCCGCTGGCTGAAATCGCAGCCAAGGTCGGTGGCGTGGACGTCATCCAAGGCGGCCTGGGTTACAAATACACCCAGATCGAAGTGGGCAAGGCCCAGGAAATGGCGAACGCCGTTGGCTTCGGTGGCGCCATCAATTACCTGGCCGAGAAGCCAATCGCTGTCCGCACCCTGACCGAGCAATGGTTGGATCGCGTGGCCATGGTCGGTGACGCCCGCTGGCCTTCGCTGGCCACTGGCGGCCTGCTGAAGTACCCCGGCGTTCCTGTCGTAGCGACCGGCACCCTGCTCGGCGGCGCGAACAAGACCATCGCCGCAATCCTGGCCGGTGGCGGCGAAACCGCGGCAAACGAGATCCTGACCCTGCTGAACAACGCGATCCTGCGTGTTTACAGCACTCAGACCAACTCGATTTTCCGCCCGACTCACATCCTACTGCCGCTGACCGAATACGGCCTGCTGACCACCTTCCGGATTCCGAACACTTCGGAAACCCTGGTGAGCTACCTGGAACGGGTGCTGAAGATCACCATCGAGCCAATCCTGCAGGCGGCAACCGCCGGTGCTGGTGGCGGTAACCGCATGATGATCTACACCAAGAATCCGCAGTTCGCCAAGTTCCACCTGCCAATGCCTTACACCCTGAATGCGCCGATCCCCGCGCATGGCGGCCTGGTGTTCGAGGCAGCAGGCGTGGTTCGCACCGCTGGTACCGAGCTGCGCGTACCGGCATCCCACCTGTACGTCGACGGTATCTAAGGAGGCTTCATGGCAACTCTGACCAATTCCAGCGTTCACCCGCTGGTACTGGCGGATCTGACGATCCAGCCAGGCGAAGTGATCGAGGACTTCGACGACAAGGCCGCTGAAGAGCTGAAAGACAGCCTGTTCGTCAAGGCTAAATGGCTGAAGATCGAGCAGGCGCCAAAGCCTGATTCGAAAGCCAAGTAACACCGATAGCCCCGCCCAGTGCGGGGCTGTTGTTTTCTGGAGGTTGCAACCGTGGCTGAACTGACCATTGAAGTGACGCCGGCGATCATTGCTGACTTCCGAGCGTTCTACGAAGAATTTTCCAGCAGTGCCGCCTGGCCTGACACAAAGATCACCAAGGCGCTGTATATCGCACGCGGCGAGCTCGATGCCTGCCGATGGGGCGACTACAAACCCTATTCGCTCCTGCAGCGCGGCTGGTTCGCCCTGGCGGCGCATTACCTGACCTGGAACACGGCGACGACCGACGCCACGACGGCAGACGGCAGCGCCTCGACACCCTACGCGGTGGCCAGCAAGGGCGTGCGTGATGAATCGGTGTCCTACGCCATCCCGGCGGCGAACGCCAACCTGACGACGTGGGAAGCGGCTCTGGCCCTGACTCCCTACGGCGTCGAGTACCTGCACCTGCGAGGGCGGGCCGGCATGGGGGCCGTCTGCGTATGATTCGGCCGACCGTTAGTCTGATCGGCAAGCAGCAGGTCGAGCAAGCGATGAAGCAACTGGCCAAGAAGCTGGAAGGTGATGCTCGCGTGCTGGCCGGCGTTCCGAAAGGCGCCGGCACTTACGAAGACGGGCTGACCCTGGCGACCATCGCAGCGGTCAATAACTTCGGCTCTGCTGACGGCAAGATCCCTGCGCGCCCCGTGCTCGGGCCGGCCATCGAGAAAGGCACTCCGCAATATCTGCGACTGGCAGAGGTGATGATTCCCAAGGTGCTCAGCGGTGAAATGACCATGCGCATTCTGCTCGAGCAGATGGGACAACTCGCCGAGGGGCACATCAAGCAGGAAATCACCGACCTGAAGGATCCGCCCAACGCCGCATCGACGATTGCTGCAAAGGGTTCCGACAACCCGCTGATCGATACCGGCGCCTTCCGTCAATCCATTCGCTACGTCATCGCCGAGGTAGGCGACCCAATCGAAGAGGGCTTGTGATGGGCTTGAACATGCGCGGCCACATCAGCGGCCCCTTCGTGACGCACAAGGGCGTGGTCCTGAATCGCTACACCAGCGAGATCATCGACTTCGAGCCGGCCCTGACCCTCAGCTACACCGACACCTTCAACGCCAACGTGCAGCCGGTCAGCGACAAGGAGATCGAATTCCTGCAGATCGGTGCCGAGCGAATCAACGACGTGCGGGTGATTCACCGCAGTGACGGCAAGGGCATCGAGGTTTCGACCCCGGGCAAGCTTGCCGACATCCTGGTGTTCGCCGAGACGCCAGGCAAGCCGATCACCTGGTGGAAGTCCATCGCGACCGACTTCAGGCCCTGGCACAACTTCTGCCGCGCGGTTGTGGCCAAGCTGGACCCGGCCGAGATCGCCAGCCTGGAGGCGCATGCCGATGCTTGACGAAAAAGCGCTTTCGAAGGCTGTGTGTCGCATCGTTGTAGCTGCGACAGGTCTGCCGGCCAACAAGGTGATTCTCGCCGACAACAACACGGCTGCCCCTGCGGGCAGCTACTGCGCGGTACGCCTGCAAAACCCCGAACAGTTCGGCCAGGCGCTGAACTCCCAACGCAACGTGCCGGCCGAGGATGATCCGCAATACACGGACATCATCGCCAAGGTCGCCACCCAGTTCACCCTGGGCTTCAGCATCAACTTCTACCGGTCTGGCGCTATGGGTTACGCCTCTGCCCTGTGCGAGGCGAACAAGCGCGAACCGATCAAAGCCCTCCTTCGCACCGCCAAGCTGGGATGGTCCCGCGTATCACCGATCAACAACCTAACCGGCCTGTCTCAGGCGGCCATGGAAGAACGATCGCAGCTCACCCTGTACCTGTATGGCGAATCCGTCGCCGAGGACCGCATCCAGCGGATCTATCGCGTGGGGTTCTCCGCGCAAACCGAACAATCTGGCGCCATTGCGCAAGGGGAAGTAAATGGCTTATCCGGCTGAAAGCATCATCAACATCACCACGCTGATCAACTCGGCCGGGCTTGGCACTTCCAACTTCGGTGCGGGCATGGTGTTTGCTGACTTCGACTCGTCGAGTGACGAGACCTTCATCGAGGGCACCTACCGCGACTACGGCTCCGCATCGCAAGTGGCGGTGGACTTCGACGTCGCATCCGACCCGTACAAGGCGGCGCTGGCCTGGTTCTCGGCAGTGCCAAAGCCAAAGACGCTGCGTATCTACCTGCGCGTCGAGCTGGACACCCCGGTCGAGTCCCTGAATGACGCGATCAACAAGCGCATCTGGTTTTACTGGTTCGAGTTCGAGACCGCCATTCGGGCCAACGACGCAGACGTCCTGGCCCTGGCACAAGCGAGCGATGCCGCTGGCAAGTTCTTCGCCTACACCAGCAACCAGTCGACCGTGCGCGACCCCTCGATCACGACTGACATCGTCAGCAAGGCAGTAACGCAAGGCTCCCGCCGCATGTTCGTAGCGAGTCACGCGACTGAGCTGTATGAAGGATTCGAGATTGCCGCAGTGTTCAGCCGCGTCAACTTCAACGCGGCGAACTCGACCATCACCGGCGAATTCAAGAAGCTGCCAGGTATCGACGCCGAAGACCTGACCCAGACCGCGTACAGCGCCATGAAGCAGAAAGGCGCCGTGTTCTACACCGTTGTTGAGACGGGCGGCGAGAAGGACAACGGTCGAGTCATCAACTCGAAGACCACGTCGACCTTCGGCGAGTACATCGACGATGTATTCAACCTGGACGCCTTCACCAACTTTATGACTGTTGCCCTGTACAACGCGCTGGCCAAGGTCCCGACCAAACTGCGCCAGACCCCCGCAGGTCAGCAGATCCTGATCGACGCCGCCGCACAGGTCGGCGAGAAGTTCATCGGTAACGGCTACCTGGGCGCACGCTTGTATCTCGACGATGAGACCGGCGAGGAAGTTCTGAGCCGCGGCTACGAGATGCTGACCAAGGCCGACGACATCTTGCTGCTATCCGATGCGGAGCGTGCTGCTCGCGGTGCAGCTCCAATCAACATGCGGATCTTCCGTGCCGGCGCCATCCACACCGTCGACCTGACGGCCAACGTAGAATAAGGGGCGCTAGAACATGGCACTTTCAGATCTTTCCGTAGAAAACACCATTGTGGTTATCACCGGCGTCGGCGTGATTGACGACTGGGGCCGCACTGACCCCCCATTCACCGTTGAGCCGATCGATGATCAGGCTGTGCTGAGTCGCGGCCTCGGCGGTAACGCTGTGCGCTTCCACCGCAAAAACCCTGGCCTGCGCCTGACCCTGAACCTGATGCCGGGCAGTCCGCAGGCATTGGCCCTGCAGGCCCAGGTAAACGCCAAGTCGGAAGTGTCCGGCTCCTACGCCTCGATTGCCGGCCTTGAAGGCGCGGTGTTCTCCGAGGGCGTTATCACTCGCGGCAAGTCGATGGCCCGCGGCGGCCCTGGCATGAACGACGCGACCTTCGTTCTGGAATTCAACAAGGACTACATCGTATGAGTTCGGCTGAAGCGCATATCCGCTCCATCGAGCATGACGGCGTTACCTACCGCTTTGGCATGCCCAGCGCCGAGAAACAGCGAGCCGTGCTGTTTCGCCTGGGCAAGTATGGCGTCGAGCCGATGATTCGCGGCCTGGCGCTGGCCGAGGTTGGAGCTGCGTCTTCCTTCATGGTTGCCGGCGGCATCGTCGGCACCATGCTGTCCCGCATGCCCGAAGACGACTTCAACTTCGTTTGCGACTCCATGCTGGGCAAGCTGTTCAAGGAGGGCTCGGCCACGCCGCTGACGATGGAAGACTTCTCGGGCCGACTGAAAACCTACTTCACCCTGGTGGTGATGGCTCTCGGGGCGGTATTCGAGGATTTTTCAAATCTCCTGACCCTCTTCCAGAAATCTACCGATTCAGCCGCGGCGGTGGATTCGAGTCAGGAGGCCGCCTCAACCCAGCCGTCGACTGGGAGCTCTGGCGACCCTGCGTAGGCATACCGGGCCTGTGCCCGCCGCTGTGCACCTACAAAGACCTCACGGACGGCACCTATTCGCTCGGCTGGGTCAAGCGGGCGAATCTGGTCATGGATGAAATGATCTACGCCCGTCACCTGGCCGCCGAAGCCAGTCGCCAAAAATAGCCCTGCGCTCGCGGGGCTTTTTGTTCTCAAGGAGCCGGCCGTGAAGGTCCTAGAATCATTTCTCATTGCGCTCGGCCTCAAGGTTGACGACAACTCGTTCAAGGCGGCTGACACGGCGTTTGGCGGCCTGACCAAATCGGCTCTGCAGCTCGGCGCGGTGCTGGCGGGCAAGCTGGCCATCGACAAGGTGGTCGCCGACTTCAAAAACGCCGGTACCGAGCTAAACAACTTCAACAAACTGACCGGGCTGAGCACGCAGAACGTGCAGACGCTCGGACAGGCGCTCACAGCCCAGGGCGGCAGCGCTGAAGACGCCTTCTCGGCCATGCTGAAGATGCAGGATCTGATGGCCTCCCCGATCACCGGGGATACCGGATGGTTTGGCGAGGTGGCCAAGCTGGGCGTCAACCCGGACGCCATCATCGGCGCGCAGGATACGGCCGAAGCCATGGCCAACATCGCGGGCGAGTTCGAGAACATGAGCGAGCTCAATCAGCGATTGGCTGGCAAGGCCCTGGGCCTGGACGATTCCACCGTCCGCCTGTTGATGCGCGGGCGTGATGAGGTCGAAAAGCAGCTGGACTCTCGCGGCAAGCTGGCTGTGATGACTCAGCAGCAGATCGCAGACTCGGCCCGCCTGACCAAGGCGAGCAGCGAGCTTGACCTCGTCTTCACTGACATTAGCAACACAATTGCCGGCGAACTGGCCCCGGCCTTTGCCGATATGGCCGAGGACTTCGTCGCCTTCTACCGCGACAACAAGGACCTGGTCGACTCTGGGATCAAGGAATTCTTCGGCGGCCTGGCCGACAATATCGAGCTGGTGTCCATTGCCCTGGCACTGATGGGCGGCGGCGCTGCACTCAAGGGCTTGGCGGCGCTTCGTGCCCTTATTGGCTTGGGCGGTGCCGGTGCGGGGGCTGGCGCGGCTGCAGCGGCTGGTGGTGCCTCGCTGCTGGCGGTTGCCGGCGGTAGTGCTGCGGCCTTGTTCTATTCCAGCAAGCTCAATGAAAACGAAGACACCGAACTGCTGAACAATCGCCTGAAGAAAGGAGGGGGCGAGGCGGTAGGTGCGACGGTCGACTTCTTCATCAATAAAGGCTGGTCCCGCGAACAAGCGGAAGGTATCGCGGCCAACCTGGAGCAAGAAAGCGGATTCAAGGCTGACGCCGAAGGCGATGGCGGGAATGCCTATGGTCTAGCTCAGTGGCACCAGGATCGGCAGGACGAATTCGCCAAGCAATACGGTAAGGACATCCGCAAGTCTACCGGTGCCGAGCAGCTTGAGTTCATCAACCATGAGTTGAGCCGCGGCAACGAGAAGACGGCTGGCAAGAGCCTGCGCTCGGCGACCAGCGCCTACGATGCGGCCTCGATCGTCTCTCGCGAATACGAACGTCCCGCCGACACGGAAGGCGAAGCGTCACGCCGTGGCGAGAAGGCCGAAGGCTACAGCAATCAAGGCGGCTCCGGCGGCAAGGCCGCACCCTCTTACATCGACAATCGCCAGTTTCATATCCACGGCGCCGACCCCGAGAAGGTCAAGCAACTGTACACGGAGCAGTTGAGCAACCTCACCGAACAAACGATGCAGGACTTCAGGAGCCCTGAAAAATGAGCCTGATGAGCATCTTCGCAAAAACGCTGCCGAAAATTGGCACCCTGGAGTTTGACGCCATGCTTGAAGGCGCCACCGATAAGGCCGTGTACCTGACGCAGTTCCCGGTGGAATTCGGCGCCAATACCAACGACCACGCCATTCTGCTGCCGAACCGCTACCTGCTGACCGGGGCCGTCTCGAACACCCCGCTTGGCCTCGACCTGAGCGACATCGGCATGATGGGGGCCGGCGCACTGGCGTCGGTGGTCGGTGGTATTGGTGGAGCAGCGATTGGTGCGGTGTCGGCCTACCTGCTGTCTGGCAGCGACGAGACTCGGGCTTCAACGGCCTGGGCCTCGCTGACCGCCATCCTCGAGGCGCGCGCCAAGTTCGATCTGGACACCGGCAAGGAAATCCTGCGCGACATGATGCTGATCCGGCTGAACGAACGCACCCGGCCCGAAAACGAGGACGGCCTTGTATTTGTTGCTGAGCTTCAGCAGGTTCGCATTGTCCGGTCCAAGATCGGCCAGGGCGTTACCTCGGCGGACCAGCTCATGAAGAACGACAGCGTTACCACTCAGGGTGCGCCAATGGTCGCCACCGGTGACGCGTCAGTCGAGGTGATCAAGTGAGCCGATACAAGGTAGCCGTCCAGGCCCTGCCCGCGCAGACGTTCAGCGCTCGGCTGGGCACGAACTCACTGACCATCGAGCTGCAATGGATGGCCCGGCTGGAAGTGTTCCGCGTGAACATCCTGACCGCCTTGGGCGTCACCCTGACCGCAGGACGCATCTTGCTTCCAGGCGTCGACCTGCTCGCCGGCCTGTACCCGCCGCCACAACTTAGCTACGGCTCCCTGACGCTGGAGGGGGATCAACCGACCCCGGACAACCTGGGAGTCGCCAACCTACTGGTGTGGTCCGATGAGTGATGAACTGTTTCTGCGCAGCTACAGGCTCAAGGTTGGTCGCCTCACGGGTTCGCGGACTTACGAAATGCGGGTCGGCGAGATCGCCCCGGGTAGCAATGACGGTCTTCGCATCACCTTTCAGGCGACTCACTTTGCCGGCGGCGCCTTCAGCGTGGCCGAGATCACCATTTTCAACGTGTCCGCCTATGCCGAGCGCCAAATGCTCGGTGATGGAGTCGCCAACAAATACGAGTTCATCTCGCTTGAGGCCGGATACAGCGGCCTGTTCGGGTCGGTGTTTGTCGGACAGATCGTCAACGTGCAGCGCCACTTGGAAGACGGCGGTGCCACTAAGGGCATCCGATTCTTCTGCAAGTCGGCAGCCAAAGAGCGCGACCAGAACCTGATCAACATCACCCTGTCGCCCGAAACCGACCCGGTGCAGATTATCGAGGAGTGCGCGCTGCCGTTTGGCGCTGAAATTCAGTTCTACGGTGACTTCTCCGAGCTCAAGCGGCGATCGCGCGGCACCATCCTGCAAGGCAGTCCTACAGACTGCATGAATGAACTGGCCCAAACATTCCAGTTCGATTGGATGGTCGAGAATGGCGCAATCAAGATCATCAAGCGCGATTTCGCGCTGCCCAACCAGGTCTACGTTATCAGCGCGGGCACCGGGATGATCGGCTCGCCAGTGGTGAGCGATACCGAGGTCGGCATCCGATACGCGCTCAACCCCAAGATCAAGCTCGGCGACACCATCAAGCTGGAATCGATGGCGCCTCGCTTCGAGTTCTCCGGGGCGTTCTTCTATGACATTCCTCGCACCATTGGCGAGGGCTTCTACAAGGTCAACTCGCTGGTGTTCGCTGGGGATTCCCACGGCGACCAGTGGGAAGTCCAACTTAGCTGTCTGCGCCTCAACGCGGCGGCACAGGCCGGAATTTCCGAAAGGGCTACCCGATGACCGATCCACTCGCCTCACGAACGCAGGCAGAGTTCTCCAAGATGCTGCGCGAAGTCTTTGGCGAGTACCTAAAGGGCAACATGCGCACAAGCATCCCTGGGCACGTCCTGAAGTTCGACCCGGTCACCCAGATGGCGGAAGTGCAGATCGGCCTGATGCTCGAGGATCGACAGGGACGACAGGAAGCGCGCCGCCCGATTATCTGCGTGCCGGTCCAGTTCTGGGGGGCTGCCGGCGGCACTCTGGAATGCCGGGTCGCCAATGGCACCGAGGGCGTTCTGTTCTTCTCGCAGGAGTGCATCGACTCCTGGGTTGACCAAGGCGGTGTGGCGATCAAGTCCGAGCCACGGCGCTTCTCGATCAACGACGCCTACTTCATCCCGGGCGTTCGGTCGATTCCGGGGGCGATCAGTAGCTTTTCCAACGACGGTATCCGCCTGCGCAGCAATGACGGCACGGCCTACTTCTGGATTCACGACGACAAGACGCTGGAGGTCGACGGCGTGTCGCTCAACGTCAAGTGCTTGGCCAACTTTGAAAAGCCGGTCAACTTCGAACAGGCCGTGACCACCGAGACCACCATCCACAACCAGGCCGTGAGCATTGGCTTCGAGCACGGGCATGTCGGTGTGGAGCAAGGCGACGACATTTCAGGAGCGGTTAACCCATGACGGTACGAAAACTGGACGCAGACGGCGACCTGGCGCTGGGCAGGCAGGGATTTTTGACCGGCTACAGCGCCGAGGAAGTAGCGCAGAACGTGCTGACCAGCCTCAAGTTCTTCCTCGGCGAATGGTTCCTCGACACCGCGGACGGCACTGATTGGTTTGGCGGCGTACTCGGCAAGGGCTCGCCTTTGGCCTCGCGCGAGTCAGTGATACGCCGTCGAATCCTGCTGACTCCAGGCTGTGCCGGCATGACCGCCTTCAGCGTGACCGCGGACATCGCTACGCGGACGCTCACAGTGAGCGCATCGATCGTCAGCAGCTCAGGCGATAGCGCCGAAATCAATTATGTTCAGGCGGTTATCTAATGGCTCAAATCACCGATCAAGGAATCATCGGGCGCTCGCTCAACGAGTACCTGGGCGACATCGAGACAAGAACACTGGCGATCGATCCTGACTGGAACATTGATCCCGACTCCCCGGACGGACAGCGCATCGGTATCGACGCCGAGCTGATGGCCAACCTGGACGAGGCTGTCGTCGCCGCTTACCGCAGCAAAGACCCCGACAGTGCCACCGGCGAGGGCTTGCGCAACATTGGCAAAATTTCTGGGGTCCGGATCAGGCCGGCGACCTATTCCGTCGCCCCTATCACCGTGATCGGCTCAGCAGGGACCGTGATTCCGCAAGGCTCCCAGGTGCGCAGCCGCATCGACAATACTCGATGGCTCACAACAGCGCCGATCATTATTAGCATCAGTCAGTCGGCGACGGGGTTTGCTACGTGTGTCACGCCAGGCCGAGTTTTGGCATCGGCTGGCGAACTGAGCATCATCGGAACGCCGGTGGCGGGGTGGTCATCGGTCACCAACACCGAAGCCGCGCCGGGCGACGAAGCTGAATCGGACGAGGTGTTTCGTGCGCGCCGCGAGCGCTCGGTTGCTCTGGCCGGAAGCAACATGCTCGATAATATGATTGGCAGCATTGCCAACGTACCTGGCGTCACCGATGTGGTGGTACTGGTGAATGACAGCGTATCTCCGGCAGATTCTGACGGCGTGCCGGTCAATTGCTTGGCGGTCATCGTCAACGGCGGTACCGATGCGGATATCGGCCTCGCCATGTACCAGAAGAAAAACCCAGGCTGTGGCATGTTTCCGCGCTACAACCAAAAGACCGACGCTTGGATCGACGCCCCTGGCGCAAACGGCGTCAAGGTCGAGGTTGTGTCGCCGGTGACTGGCAATATTGCCATCATGACTTTTCAGCGCGCTATCGGCCTCCCGGTATTCGTGGCGGTCAACGTGAAGAAAAAAGGCGATCTGCCTGGAGACATCGCTGCGGAGATTCAGCAGGCCATTGTTGCCGACTCGACCAAAGGCCTGTTTTCCGGTGAAACAGCGACCGGCTTCAATAAGGGCGGATATGATATCGGTGAGGTGGTGCCAGTCGGTCGCCTCTACACGCCGGTCAACAAGGTTCTGGGCAAGTATGGCGACAGCTACATCGTCACGCTGACGATCGGGCTTAGCGCTGGCGCACAGGGCCTGACACCAATTCAACCGACCATCGCTCAGCTCGCCACCTTTGAGGCCGCCAATATAGCGGTTACGGTGACGCCATGATCATGGATCACGCAGCACGTGCCAGGTCGCGGATCATCAATCAATACCGCGGCAAACCGCGCATGGATAAATGGCTAACGCTCCTTCCTGATATCGCCGACGCGCATCTCGAAAAGCCTCTTGATCAGGTGAGCAACAGCTACGACGTGGATACCGTAACTGGCGAGCAGCTAGACGTCATCGGACGAATCGTCGGCATGCCTAGGCCGATCCTGCGCGGAGCAGCATACGACGTCTTCGGTTATGACGGGAACGACAGCTACACGAACTACAGCGTTGCGCCCTACATCGGCGATGGCGACATGATGGATGCGCCCCTTAATAACGACCTTTATCGGAAGCTGATCAAGGCCAAGATCGCCCGAAACATCAGCGATGGCACATCCGACAGCATCATCCAGCTGGTGGAAATGATCATCGGTATCGAGGTGACGGCGCTGGTTGATAACGGCGACATGTCTTTCGATATCGGCATCGCCTCCGAGCTGGACAACACGACCGAGTACCTGCTGAACAACTTCGACATCATCCCGTGCCCACAAGGCGTAAGACTCAGCTCGATATTTATCCTGCCGACCAACATCGGAGGGGTCGAATTCACCTCGTCGCGCATTTACACCTTCGCAAACTTCACCCTCCCTGGAGATTTAGCCTAATGGCACGACAGCCTTTCAATACGCGCTGGGCTCAGGGCGTGGAGTCGCAAAACAACCCGAACACTTTCCAGGTTCCGCCCGGCACTCGGCTGAACGCTGGATGGGAGGGCGGTCAAGACAAGGACGCGCCACCGGCCGGTCAGGAAAACTGGTGGCATAACCGGGTGGATAGCGCCCTTCAGGATCTTGAGCGCCAGGGCGCAATGGCTTGGCACGCTCAAGCGGTCTACGGTCTTGGCGCACCCTGCTACGCCACGGACGGTTATTACTACGAGTCACTGATCGCCAACAACACCAACAACAGCCCGCTGACGAGTTCGGCCTACTGGCGCCAGATTGGTCAGTCGCTTTATTCGTCCTTCAGTGCTGGCGAGTACAAGGATGTTGCGCACAACGGCAGCCCTGAAACAGGCTGGCTGAAGGCAAACGGCGCGGTTCTGCTGAGAGCGGCCTACCCAAAGCTGTTTGCCAAGATAGGGACGGCTTACAACGCCGGCGGCGAGCTGAGTACGCAATTCAGGTTGCCTGACTGGCGCGGCGCCTTTCCGCGCTGCCTGGATGATGGGCGCGGTATCGATAGTGGAAGGGTCCTAAATAACTCATTGCAGCCCAGCCAAAACCTGAGCCATGCGCACGGCGCCTCGGTGGCTGCGGACGGCCTCCACAATCACGCCGCCGAATCTTACGCCGCAGGCAGCCACATTCACTCAGCATGGACCGATGCTCAGGGCGCGCACGCGCACAGCGTTAAAGAGGGCAGCGTGCAGCCAAATGGTTCTGGTGACGAGCTGATGGCATCTGGCGACGATTACACGCGGATCGTCGGGGCGTACTCGACAACGACAACGGCTGGATCGCACGGGCACAACGTCGGAATCGGCTACGCCGGAGACCACGCGCACGGCGTCGGCATTTACAACGGCGGCTCGCACTCGCACGGCATATCCGTCTCTGCAAGCGGCGGGACAGAAGCCAGATCGACCAACTTGGCGCAAGTTCGATGGATCCGTTACCTATGACCCAGAAAATCGTTTACCAGTACGACGAAGCCGGTTGGTACATGGGCGAGACGCTGGCCGATGCCGACCCGGTAGTGATCGGCAACTGGCTGCTGCCGGCGCGCACAACTGAAACCAAACCACCGCTGTTCACTGCCGGGAAAATCCCGAAGTGGGTCGGCTACAAGTGGAAACTCATCAACCCGTAGGTGCAGATATGGATAGGCCTCGCAAGCGCCGCTTCACCGACAAGATGGAGGCGTTTTGCCTCGTCTACATGGAAACGAACAACGCTTCCGAGGCCTACCGCCGCTCCTACAACGTCACCAACATGGCAGAGAAGACAGCCGCTCGAGAGAGCTGGATCGTCCTGCAAAAGCCGCAGGTTCAGGCCCGGATCGCCGAACTAAGGGAAGCCGTCATGGACAGGCATCAGATCACCGTCGACTCGCTGCTGGCTGAGCTGGAAGAGGCGCGCACGGCCGCCCTGAGCGCAGAGACCCCTCAAACATCGGCGGCAGTATCAGCCACCATGGGCAAGGCCAAACTTTTGGGCTTGGACAAGAAGATCGTCGAAATATCCGGCAAGAATGGCGGCGCTATTGAAACGAAGTCGCAAGTCACAGTGGACAAGAAGACCCTTGAATCTGTGCTTGATCGCCTATGAGTGCGCTTCTCGACTGGGATTCAATGAGTCGGGAGGAGAAGGAAGCGTCAAAACTGATCAGCGAGCATTCCCCGCTTGCCTTCATGCGCGTCTTCTTCCAGATCAACCAGGGGATGAAGTTTCTCTGCAACTGGCATCACCGTTACATGGACTACACGGCCAAGCAGGTGCTGGCCGGCGAGCTTAAAAACGTCGTTTTCAACATGCCCCCGGGCGGCACCAAGACCGAGTATTGGTCGATCCACCTGCCTGCCTTCGTGATGACCAAGTTCGGCCGCACGCGCAACCTGAGCGTGTCCTACTCGAAGTCGCTGGTCGAAGAGAACTCCAATCGCATCAAGTCAATCATCACCAGCTCCGAGTACCAGGAGCTGTGGCCGTGCGACCTGGGCAAGGCCGACGTCGCGAACTGGATCATCACTGACGAGAACGGGCGCAACAAACACCAGATCTTCAGTCGATCCACCGGTGGCCAGATCACTGGTGTGCGCGGCGGGTATATCTCCGAGGGCTTCACCGGGTTCATCAACCTGGACGACCCGGAAAAGGCCGACAGCGCGTTCAGCGCAACCATGCGAGCCAAGGCTCAGCGGATTGTCACCAACACCCTGCGTAGCCGGCGGGCATCGCCTGACACCCCTGTCATTTGCACCCAGCAGCGCCTGCACACGGACGACGTGTCGGGCTTCTTGCTCAAGGGGGGCATGGGACTGGACTTCAGTCACATCAAAGTCCCGGCCCTGGTCACCCGTGAATATATAGAAGGACTTCCACCGGAGATCCGCGAGCACGCCGAGCGCGATGTCTTCAACAGTCCCTCAATCGTCCGTGGCGGTGTCGAATACTGGTCCTACTGGCCAGCCAAGGAAACCGTCGCCGATTTGATGGCGCTTTGGGACCGCGACCCGTACACCATGGTCAGTCAGTACCAGCAGGAGCCGGTGGCCCTGAGCGGCGGCATGATCGATGCCGACTGGTTCAAGACCTATCAGCAACTGCCTTTCCTGGTCTGGCGCGGCGTGTACGTGGACACCGCGCAGAAGACCGGCGAGCAGCACGACTATTCGGTCTTCAGTCATTGCGGCCTGGGTGTCGATGGAAACCTGTACATCATCGAGGTGCATCGGGGCAAATACGACGCGGGCGACCTTGAGGCCACCGCCTTACGCCTGTGGCAGCAATGGAAGCCTTGGGATCAGTTCCGACCCGCCGCGCTGCGCTACATGCGCGTCGAGGATAAGTCGAGCGGCACCGGCCTGATCCAGACCATCAGCAAGAAAGGTTCGATCCCGATCGAGCCTCAGCCGCGCGGCCCGGCAGCCAACAAGGTAACCCGCTGCATGGATGCCGTGCCCTGGCTCAAGTCGGGCCGGGTGTTCGTGCCGGCCATCTACGACGACCAGGGTTGCAAGATCGAGCATGTACGCGACCACCGCGGCGAGATCGTCGCCCAGACCGACTGGGTTGCCCCATTCCTCACGGAAGCCTCGTCCTTCACGGCTGATGACACCCACGCGCACGACGACCAGATCGACACCATCTTCGACGCCGTCGCCGACATGCTGATCAGCAACGGCGGAGAGTTCTTCTCCGGTAACTGGCTTTAACTTAGGCGGCCTGATCGCCACCCTTCAAATCCCCAAGGAAATACACATGGCAGACCAGACCCAGCGGCTAGAGATCGCCACGGTAAAGGCGGAGATCGGCAGCGATATTCTCTCGCGCTTCTCAAATGACGCGGTCGATGCTGATCCAATCCCGACCGAAACGGGCGACATTCAGAACCTCAAGCAGGTAGTGGCGGAGATCAAGGTCGATGGCCAGGTAGCTGTGGACGCTGCTGTAGCCGAGGGAATCGTTGATTTAACCGGTTCCGTCGAATCGGCAAGTGATTCTGCGGGTCGCGCCGAGCTCGCCGCAGATGTCGCCGCAGCCACGGCAAATCAAAAGCTGTCTATTTCAGATGGATTGGCTTCGACGTCAGGAACTGGTCCGGACAATCGTTTTTTTTCGGTTCCCGGAACAGGGAACACCTTTTCCATTCAATACCGAAATGATGCAGGGGTTCCCGTTGAAATTGGCCGGGCATCTAATGCAGATGTCGTCGAGGCGCTGACTAAGCTGGTGCAGTCGTTTAGTTCGACGGACTTGGAGGCAGATCTTCTTTTTTTGATCGATCCTGAAGGCGGGCTGCAGGCCAGGTTGACAAACAAACGACTATCTACCGTCCCGTTTGAAATCGCATCGCAGGCTGGATCTACTTCAATTGGCGATGATGAGGGTGGTGTGACTTTTTATTCTGATGAGTTCGGGACCATTGTTGGTCAGCTTGAAATGAGGGTTACAGACCTTCCTGGCATATTTGTTACCGACATCTATGGATCAATTCTTAATGCGCTGAGCGATCCAATTGATATTTCTAGCCTTGTCCCGGCCCCGGTCGATCCATTTGAGGGCGGTCTTCTCTTTAATCCTCTGATTGTTACTGGCGCAAACGCCGACTCATTTATCCATGTAAAGAGTCTTCTTCCGCGAAGAGAGCAGGCTGAAATCCTGACGGCGACCCTTTCCAGCACATCAACGAGCGCGGCATCGAGCGGGCAGGTGCTGCCGGTAAGCCAGCTTCGCTTCGGCGATCAAGCGGTGCTGAATCTCCGAGCGACCTCTGACATCAATAGTCGTCGCTTCATGACTCTCAATCTAAAGAACGTGCCCGTTCAAAGTGGATCGCCTACGGTGAAGGTCCTGATGATCGGCGACAGCATTACGAACTACGCCGGCGCGTATTTGCTGAAGCAGTACCTGCAGGATCTTGGTTACGTTCCAGAGTTCATCGGGACAATGTTAGGTGCCGGCCCAGGTGAGTCATCTACCGGAACAAGCGGCCCCCTTGGCGAAGGGCGGCACGGATGGCAAGCCAGAGACTACACCTGCGCAATCAACCGAAAAACGATTATTGCGGTTGGTGGGGAGGCCGCTTACATGGCGATGGCGAAGGCCAGCAAACTTGGTTACAACCCATTTTTGCGCGAGGCCATAGCGGGCGACAACGAAGCCCTGGTGCGCAACGGGTATGTCTTTGACCCTGCGTTCTATCAGTCTCGTTTCGGGCTGGCCACGCCAGATATTGTTATCACTTCGCTTGGCACAAACGATGCGCTCAACGTGCCGGCAAATGAGATTTATGCATCCACCTTGGATGCCGACCGAATCATGCATTCACAAATTCTGGCAGCGTGGCCCTCGGCAAAAATTCTGAGGGCGCTGCCTGGGACCGCGGTGGATACAAGCAGAAATGCGCTGTGGACCTCTACGTATACCCAGCTGATCGCGGCGCTTCAGCAGTCTGCCCGGGACCTGGGGTCGCGAGTGACTGTCGCCCCGCTTTGGGCGATGACGAATCCAGAGGGCGGATATGGCCCTCCTGCCGGATCGCCTGGGACAGACGGCTTCATCATCGGCAACTGGAGTGATGACATCCATCCAGTCGGGGCTTCTCGTTATGGCTATTACCAGGCCATGGCCCCATTTGTTGCCGCACAAAAACTCAATCTAATCTGAATTAAATAAGGAATGCTCATGGGTATCTTGCTGATCTCCAAGGACACTGTTGCACCATGGAATACCAAAGTTATCGCGCCAGTAACGCGTGGCCTGGAGGCATGGTTTACATTCGATACCGACGCCGCGCGCTTCAGCTTCAACCGTGCACCAAATAAGCCGAATGCAAAGATCGTTGGTGCGCCTGTTGCTTATTCCACGCACGGTCGCTTTACGTCACTTGTTAACTTCCTTCAGACGCAAGTTATGGATAGTGCAAAAGTGACGATTATCGCTGTTGGCCGGTCGCCGGTAGCGCTTCCGGATCCGTTCCCGGTTCCAGATCCTCGGCCTGTTTACGCTAGTACGTTCAGTGGGCCATCGATCACGCCTGGAATCGTGGGGACTTCGTTTGGGGTTACTCTTTCCAATAGCAGTGCGGCGCTCCTCAATTCCACAGCGGCCCGGAATAACGGGACTGGAGGCATCTCGACGGGTCAAGTTAATACAGCGGATACGCCGACTGCATGGGGGATTCGCGTCCTCCGCACCTCTGATGCCGAGGGCACCATGGTGCAGAACGTCACTCAGGGCACCAAAACCGTCGGCACTACACTGACTCAACGAGCACTTACTGCAAACGCGTTCCGCATTGGCAGCTCAATCTCTCAATTCACGGGAGAAGTTGATATTTCTTCGATTGCAATTTATTCGGAGGCTTTGACCGACGACGAGATCGCCTTGGTTGCAGCGCGCATGAGGACTCGCATGCAGCGTCTTGGTATTACGGTATAAATAAAAAAGGCCGCTTAATTGCGGCCTTTTTTTTATTCCTCGAATCCTGCGTCAAGATCTTCGACTTTGGCTTTCTGAATTTCTTCTCGGACAATTTGGCGAATTCGTTCTTCTTGAGCCTCGGTGAACACCTGAGGGAGATCGTTTGTTGCTTGAGAGTCAATGCTCAATTTAATTTCCTTACTGGGAGGCTATGGTGGATTGCTGGTGAGGGTATCGCTGTTCTGCGCATAGGTTAAGCGTTTGATGCGCAAAATTTTGATTGTTCCTGCCGCCTTGAGCGGTTTTTTTTGTTCCTGAAATTTGATGGCCCGCCAACCGGGGGCTTTCTTGCGCCTGGAGAAAGGTGATGACTGATAATGAAAAGGCCCGCGACATTCTCGCTCGTACGCTGTGGGGCGAGGCTCGGGGCGAGGGGCTGGCCGGCCAGATAGCTGTAGCTTGGACAATCCGAAACCGCGTCGATGATGGCAGGGCCAGGTCCTGGTGGGGGGAGGGCTACGCTGGTGTGTGTCAGAAGCCATACCAATTCAGCTGCTGGAATAGGAATGACCCCAACTTCGCTTATCTGAGTGGAGCGAAGGCAATCCCGCTCCGCGAGTTTGCTCAAGCGCAGATTGCCGCTGAGCAGGTGATGTCCGGCAAGGTTCCGGATCCTACTGGCGGCGCCACGCACTATTACGCGACCGTCATGCCGAAGGCACCGGCCTGGACTGTGGGCGCAAAACGGACGCTGAAGTTAGGGCGCCACGTATTCTTCAAGGACGTTCCATGACTCCCGATACATTGAAGGCGGCACTAGTCGGTGTGTTGGCGCTATTGCTGATTACCGCTGGCGGTGTGTGGAAGGTCCAGAACTGGCGCTTCGGTATGCAACTGGCCGAGCAGGCCGGTTTGCATAAGGACGATTTGGCCACCATAAGCAACGCGGCCGCTGCACAAGTGCGCGCCGATCAGGACAAGAGAATCGCGTTGGAGCAGCGCTTGTCGGCCAGCGACCAAACCCACCACAAGGCTTTGACCAATGCACAAAAAGACCAAGCTCGCCTGCGCGATCGCCTTGCCACTTCTGATTTGCGGCTGTCAGTCTTTCTTGACGCCGCCGGGTCAGGCGGTGGCTGCTCAATGCCAGCCGGTACCAGCGCCGCCGGCATGGTTCATGGAGGAACACGAGGACAACTTGACCCAGCGCATGCTCAACGAATTATCGCCATCACCGATGACGGCGATCGTGGATTGATTGCGCTCAAGGCTTGCCAAGCCTATGTGCGTGAAATTCGCCAATGAGCCGTAGAGTGCACGAACGCTATACAAATACCCTCTCTCTCTTGACTACCGTATCGCGTAGTATTTAACTTTTCGCCATAAATGTCAGGGAGGGGGTTTCTTGGAAAAGCTGATGCGCAGGCTAATGGAATTAAAGGTACTAAGTGAAAATCTCAGTTCTCGGCTGTGCGAGAGTCATGAAGTGATACATAACTTTATGCCTATAAGCGGGCTAAACATGGCTCACAACCATATTGTTTATGCTTATGAGGTGGCGAGTTACTATAGGTCCGTTTTGCCAATGCCTTCGCGGGGGAGTTTGGAGGACTTCATGCGAGACGAGCCAGAGTCAACTGAACGCATTAATGTAATGTTAAATTCCTGTTATATATCCATTTTATCTTCTTTAGAGTCGTGCGCGCGTAAAGCGATTCAAACGGCTGTGCACTTATATGGTCATGTTGGAAATACAATACATCTCAATAATATTATGCAGAGAAGTCGGAAGCTTGGGTGGATAAGCGATTCTGATGAGTTGATGTGGTTGAACCTTGTTAAAATTCGAAACTATATGGTGCACAATAATGGTGAGGGGCAAAGAAATGAGTGGTTCGCATTGCCTAGCGGGTTGATTTGGGAAACTCGCATCGGACTGCAGTCCCAAGTAACACTAAGGCACGTTCCCGAAAGCTTGAAGTGGATTTTGTTAGCTTATGCGAACTGGTGTGATGAGTTCATGAAACGATGGAACGCGGCGTTCGACTATAGCCCAAAATGGAATAAGCCTTATTCCTATCACTTGAGTGCTACTCGGGTAATTCCTCAGATGGGTGGGGATACATGGGCGGGTTATGGAGCCTGGTCGTGGCGCGAGCAGCCTCCAAACAGGTGAGGCAGTTACTTAGAACAAGCCGTCTTCCTCGGCTGGCTTGATCAAATCAGGCCCCTGATTGCGCACATTTCCAATCGCGCGGTCAACCTTGAACCACTCGAACGCCTCAGTTGGCTCGCCCTGGTGCATCACCATCACTTCGGCGCGCTCCTTTGGCGTGGCCGGGTCGAGCCATTCGCGGGCCAGTTCTGGCGATAGCGTCACAGGGCGCCGGTCGTGGATATCGACCATCCCACCGGCGCTGTCGGCGGTGATTATCACGAAGCCGTCGTGCTCGCTGGGCCCGTGCTCGGCGTGTGGATATTGGCCGATCAAAGCGCACAGGATTGGCGCCCGGTCCCGCCGGCGGATGAGGTAGGGCTGCTTCTTCGGTCCGCCTTCATCCACCCATTCAAACCAGTTGTTGATTGCGATGATTGCCCGGTGCGGCCAGATGGCACGGAAGAACGGCCCGTGGGCGACTTTCTCCACCCTGGCATTGATCGGTGCTGCGCGGTCCTTGGCCCAGTGCGGGCGCCATCCCCAGCGCACCATGTCGGCGTGCAGATATTCTCCTTCCTGGTGGAAGATGGCGAGCTGGGTTGTAGGGGCAGCGTTGTACCGCTCGAACGGTTGGTCACCGACGCTGTTTACCAGAGGGTTTGGCATGCTGAGTGCCGCCACGAAATCGTGGATGCCATCGTATTGAGAAAGTCGTCCGCACATGTTCAGCCCCTCTGATAGCCTGCCTGCAGCTCGCGAATGATCCTTTCTTTTTGATCCAGGACCAGTGTCAGGCTTCGGATTTTGAAAAGCTGGTCGGTGGTTTCCGCCTCCAGGTTCGCCATCCATGCCAGCTTCTTTTGGAGTTCGATCGATAGCTGGTCGTTCATTTCCACCAGGGTGGAAATATTTTCCTTTGCCGCCTGCAGCTGACGCTTTAGATCCTGGACATCTTCCTCGAGCATGCTTGCGTAATGCTTGACGGTTTCCAGCCTGGTCGGGCTGCCGAGCCAATCGCTGGTGTCTTCGATTTCGTAGGGGTCCACGGTGATGCCTTACAGCTACTGTTTGGATATACAGTAAACGAGCCCGGGCGCGATGGCGAATGGCGGCGACGGAATGCAAAGCTGATCACTCTGGCGTCATCAGCACCGCGAGCGTCAGCTTGATGAACTCTTCATTTTTATCGATGGTGTCCAAGGCGCCGCGGACGTTATCGGCGACGTCCGCCGCGCCGCGTTGCTCAACCCAGTTCGAAAGCTCCATGATGGCGGCCTCCAGGGCGAGCTGGTTTTCATTGATCTTGAACAGCAGGGAAGGGAGCAGGTCTGAGTTGGGCATCGCGATTCCTCTATAGATGAGGGAAAGCGTAGTAGCCGCGGTCAGGTTAGGCATGGATGTGTTCGATCGGCAGAACGCCGGGATGCGGGGACTTTCTCGTCGAAAGCCTGTAGGGACTTTTGCGGGGAAACGTGAATCACGGTTAAGCACGGTTCGGCATCGATTGCAGTGGGCGCCGTTCCAAAGGGCTGATCTGTAAAGCTTTTTAGCGCCCCTGCAAGCATGGGGTGCTAGGGGTCGAGTGTTCGAATCACTCCGTCCCGACCATATAATTCAAGGGGTTGTGAGATTTTATCTTGCGACCCTTTTTTATTTTTGATCGTTTTTACCCCTATAAAACGACTGGCTTTGGGTGGAATCCTCACCTCTTTCGGAGGAGATGGGCGCAAGATTTCTGGGTGCCAATGTCCCCCCGCAGTAATTTCGGCGATGGAGGGCAGGGATGGACCTAGTTGACGGCTCGTCAGGCAGTTTTCAGCTTTTGCTGTGGGAGTAGCTGATGGCGACTACTTGCCTCGCTCGCTCTGAAAGACCTCCTGAGCGTTGCAATGCAATTGATTTGTCGATTTTTTTCTCAAGTTCCGGATAAAAATCCATTACGAGGAGACGTAACCGATCTAGAAGTTTAGGATCATTTTTAAGCTGGTCTCGTAAGTGGACTGCGTAACCGTAGTTGGAAGTTAAGGCATCGTCGGGCGCAAATGCCCGCATCCACTTCAGCATGATATCTGCGTCCCCTCCGAAATTTATCAGCAGGTCGATGTAGCGAATCAGCTGGGCCGAAGCGTTATAAAGTGTATATCTGTTGATGTCTAAGATGGACGTTTGATGTTCGACTGCGATCTTCTTGATGTCCTTCCATCCCTCACTGAGCTGGAAGGATCCTTTCATACTTACAGAGATTGTTTTGGCGGTGGGTTTACGTGGGGTCAAATGATCCTGTTCGACAGGTAGCGCCCGAATGGCTGCGGTAGTGACATTTACGTCGATCAGTAGCACGGGAATTAACGAAACAGACAAATAACGCGCGGTCGTGGACTTCAGGCGGATTTTACCTCTATCAGTCCTGGTTCCTTTGATCTGCAATCGTATAAGTCCGCCGGTCACTGAGCCTCGCTTCTTGACAATCTCAATTTCCGCGTCCAGACCGTAGTCTTTTGGTAAGTCTCTATAAATCCAGCCTTTTTTTGCAACGGCTTTTTTTACTAAAGCGGTTGCTTGATCGTCAACTACATGGGACTTCGTTCTCATAGGAAGATTTTCTGTCATTAGGTCCATCTAACTCTGTCTCTTGCGCTTGTTGGAGGAGGGACATTCAATGCCGTTTTATTTTTGATCACTGGATAAAATGACGCATGTTTATTAGCTAACTACAAATGATCTCTGCAGGCCGGTGGTGATCAGTCGTCGGTGCTGAATTCACTTGCCCCGCAACCCAACCACACCCTTACCACTTGCACAAAAACGGCACCAGAGTACGCTTCAATCGGATCCAAAGGAGGGATTGCGGTGCCGAATTTTTTTGTTGAGCAAGCGGGGACGCTGAATCTGTTTCAACAGCAGCGTACTCCCAATCATGGATTCAGACCTGGACAGTTGGGTGCGTTGCACGCAGTTTTGGCGCATTTTTCCGTGCAGGACGACCCTGCCATCGTCTGTTTGCCCACTGGCTATGGAAAGACCTCCTTGATGATGGCGCTTCCCATGCTGCTGGGGCCGGCGCGTGTACTGATAGTGGAACCTTCAAGCGCCTTGAGAAAACAGGTGCATTCACATATTTCGGTCATGTCCACACTCCGCCGGATTGGTGCGCTAGCTGAAGATTGTCCGCTTCCCGACGTGCACCTGCATATCGGCCGTCCTCAATCCCTTGAAGAATGGCAATTGCTTCAAGCCTACGACGTCGTCGTTTCGACACCTTCGAGCTCATCACCCGACCTAGCCCCTGGTGCGCCGTCGGATCTCTTCGATCTTGTGATCTTCGATGAAGCCCATCATGCTCCGGCCGATTCCTGGATGGCCTACGTAGAACACTTCACAAAAGCTCGGTTCTTGTTTCTCACGGCAACGCCCTTTCGACGAGATGGGCGCGTCATTCCAGGGAAGCTCGTTTATCGATATCCGGTAATGCGGGCTGTCGATGAGGGGGCCTTTGAGCCAATTAACTTCTGTGCGGCACCGATCGAGGACGAACTCGATGATGAACACGTTGATCAAGCCATAGCTCGGGCGGCTGTTCAGCAGCTTAACGAGGACAGGGAAA